TTTCTTCACAGACGCCCCACCTGAAAAAAATTTACGAATACGTGAGTGCTGCCGCGCCCTGAAAGTCAAATTCGTTTGTTACGACATTATTGGCATCGGCTTTCGGATGCAGGCCATTCAGGATAGCTGTACCCGTCCATTGATGCGTCCCATCCACCATAAACGTCATCGTCACGACTGTACCCAGGGCGTTGATTAAAGCCACCTGCCCCAGCGTATCCGTGCTATCATGCCGACCCGTCGCTTTGCCCGTCCACGTCTTGACCGTAGGCGTAAATTGCTTCCACGCGCCAGCCGACTGAAACGGTGTCGTGTCCACATGGTCGCCAGTGATCGTGAGTTCCCACGTGCCTAAATTAGCAACCACCTGCGTCCCCATCTTGACCGAACCGCCCTGGCCTGATATGGCCGCCATAGCTTACTCGCAAGTTCTATCCCACCTGCAAGACAAACGGTTCAAACAATCCACGCAACCTAGCTATCACGTGCCTGATCTGCGCAGCATCATCTATCATGGTCGTTGCCCACTCTACGTCCATATCGACATTCGTAAAGCTGGGCATATTTTTTAATTCGACATTGTTAAACAGGCGATAAATACAATCCAGCACATTGAACTGCACATCACCACTATTGACCGCCGACCAGATATCCAACGACAGCGTACAGCTAAAGGCGTTCATATGAAACTGGTTCCACTGGGTCTGTATCTTCGTGCCATACGTGAGATAAGGCAGACAGGCGTCAGACGGCGCATAATCGTACGTGCCAGTTAGATAGGTCATGATCTCCTGATCTGACTCTATCCTGGCCTTCACCCCCACCTGCATTTCTTCCATTGCGTTGTACGACACACCATAGCCCTTGTCCCACCTATGCTGCTGACCCTGAACCAATGAATGATAAAAGATCGACCAAGCGTACTGCTCCATACTTGATACCTGGCGTCATGAACGGCTGCGCCGACATCTTATAGGTACCTAACTCAACGTAGATAGCGTAGGTTGCATCGTTATACAATGCCACACGTTGCACATTGCCACCTTGCTCCACCCACTGTATCTGAATACGCGACTGAAGATACCCCGTATCAACTGGACACAGTTCTTGCGCCACCTCCTGGCTATCTAGGATAGCTGCAAAGAGTGCGTTCGTCACGTCATCTTTAAGTTCGTCACCCTTGCTTTGGATAATCCCTGGCAATTGCTGAAAGCCCACAAGCTGCATCGTGATACGCATTACTGGCACTCATCCATAAAGGCTCCGAGTGACTTATCCCACTGCGCATAGATCAATAGGATTGTCCCGCGATAGTTAATATCTATGGGTTGAATAATCACCCGATAGGCTTCACCCGTATCAACCTGTTGCAGCACCCAGTTCGGCCCGATATCATCACGATAACGAATTTTTATTTGCATATTCGCGTTCGGTGCAAAGCTCTGTGCGTAGTAGACCGATGCCCCGCGAAGCGGGATAATCTCAGCCCACACATCATCAGCCACAAACACATAATTTTCTTGCATCCCACCTGATGGCGTGCGCGACTGTTCCTGCTTGTACAGTTTGCAACGATAGCGCAGGCTGGCAACTGGTATACGCGATACTAAGTCCTGTGGCATCTACAGGTCAAACACCCTCTCTGCAAGTATGGACAGCTTTAATTCGGGTGGCAATCCACCCGTTTCCGACTGAAGATAATTCCAGGCAATGGTTTGCTGCAAGAGCAGTAAATATTTTTCTGGAATATCGTCTACATCGTCCCACCCGCAATAAAATGTTGCCCGTATTCTTGGTAACGCTGACATGTACCGTTGCGTGATACCAGGCTGCCAGATATTAAAGGCCGTATAATTGACCCCCACAATGGCAGGAAACTGATCCCACAACCAATACATCGGCACATTCGGGTCAGCATTGACCAATGGTTCCCAACTACCAGGCTGGTTTTCTATCTCCATTAACTCGATACTGGACAAAGGCGGCCTCGGTAGCTGACACAGAAGCGGTCTCCACGTCCAATTCGCAGGTAGCGTTACTGCGAGATCGGTTGGCAGATGGCGAAATTCAAACGTGGCCTGTAGCTTTTGTCTAAAAAACGCTACCCCCAACCGACTCTCAAGCAACTGGCGCGATGTTAGCATGACGAAACGTACAAAATTTTCCTGACCAGACGTACTGTGCAGGTAGTCAGCAACATCTTCAAACGCCAGTGGCTCACGCGCTGGCTTTTCTAAAACTTTTAGATCAGCAAGCATTTATTTCGTTTCTTTTGGCCCAGGCTCTCTCGGCAGACGTGCTTTTGCAACAGAAATTTTTTCGTCATCTTCCTCTTCATTTTCTTTTGTCTTGCCTACTTCCTCAGCAAAACCCGCCTTAAGGAAGCGTTCTGCCAACCAGTCTGGCATTTCCTTGCCGCCGACTTCCAAGACCTGACCCGCTTCCAGCACCGTTACATTCGTATGGTCAGGCGACACTGGTTGCCGAGACAGCATTTTAATTTTTTGTTTTTCCAACTAGCCCACCTCCTACGGATAGGTATAGTTCGTGTAGACCTTCCCTGCTGTTTCCCTGACGTTCCCAAGCGCACCAATGATCGCTATAGGGTTCGTCGGGGCTGATAATATCGTTGTAACCGCGTTGATATACCTGTGCAGGCCACCAATATAGTCAAAAGAATACACATGGTTTGCCATGTTCGCACCAGTGATAGCAAGTGTTGCTGCCTGTAGCCCAGGATACGAGGGCGTCCATACGCCACCGACGAAGCTACCAGGCACACCGTCACAGAACCATTCCCCGTACATATCGGGCATTTGCCCAAGATCGGTCGAACCATCGTCACTCTCATGAATAACCGCCGTGATCGTGCCTGTCGTGCCAGCACCAACGTCAAAGAACAGGGTTGCTGACTTGGCCTGCATACCAGCTTTCAACGGTGATGCATACGGAGCGAATGTATCCAACCATGCTGTCGTAGTAGCCGACACCGCACCTGCTGCAAGTAAGTGGCGAGGTACTACGATATGACCTAATTCACGCTGTGTCATATTTTTTTCCCTTTCTTACTTGACTTGATAGATACGGAGTGCTTCAGGCAAGACCACCTGCGCACCTACGCGCTGTCGTGCGTAGATACCTATGAGTGAGTCTTCTACCCAGCGTTCTGCCAGTCTCTTAAACGACATACCAACCCTGTCTACAATGGTGTATCCACGCTTAAAATCACCCAGGATGCCAACGTTTGCACCAGAGGCAACAGCAGGCAAGTCTGGTAGTTCTACATACGGAACACCCAAGATCGTATTCGGTGCCTTGTCCATGTAGGCTGGCTGCCAAATATACTCGTATGTTCCAGCCGCGTAACGCAGCTTACGTAACGCCGCTACTGTTGAGCGTTTGAAACCCCACGTGGCATTCGCCGCGTAGTAGTCAGGTAACGAATAGAGACAGTCCATCAAACTGTCCGTATCAATCACACCCGTCGCCGCGCTCTGCGTGACCAGGATATCAGGATGCGTCACAATGCCTTGCGGCGTGAGGGCTGAACTCCCATTGACGAACGCTCGTCCTTCGGCAACACCGAACTGCTCAGAAAATTCGTTGCGAAGCTCGGTCTCGATGTCAAAGTTTACGTCCTCAAGGTCTTGATCTGAGATCAGTACCAGGGCGTACATTTCGTTCGTCGGTATTTCAATCCTACCGAGTGAATAGCCAGTCAGCACCGAACGCTCGACTTTTTCACCCACCCACTGGGCGGTGATGGTGCCTGTACGCTTCGGTTGTTGTACCGACTTATTGGCGGTTGTGCGCACGTTCGCAAGATTGCGAATAGGGCTAAAGGCGATGTAACCTTTAATGATCTGCGCAACGAATTCGGGCGGTGCGAATAAGCCACCTGCTGTATCCTCAGCCGAGACTAATGGATTAGCGGGATAGGCTTTCTGCTCACCCTGAAACCCAGGTATAGGCGGTGCATCAGCAGCATTCGTCAATTGCACCATAGATTTTTCTTCAGGCTTTAGCGACGGATACCCATGACGCATGGCCTTCAAAAATGCCTGCTTCACCTGGCGGGCGCGATGTTCCTCTTCATCGCTTTTTTCGCCAGCAGAGAGCGGTGGCCGTTGCTGGATGGCCTCGAAACGCTGAATGGCTTCCTCAAGTTTATCGTGCTTCGACTTAGTTTCCCCAAGCTCCACACCATGTTTCTTGACTTCCTCCTCCAACGCCGTATAGACATCGCGTATCTGTACCAC